ATGAATGATTTTGACAAATCTAATTATAACACGTGGGGTGAGCGAGTGGTACTGTTGCCAGAACTAGATGACAAAGCTACTAGAAGGAATGCACGGGCAGTTTTAAATCGATTTAGAAGCTATGCTCGAATGGCTGGGCGCCCATTAGTTGAAATCAAATCGCCCACGATTGATGATATGCCAAAGGCTCAAGCTTACGGTAATTCAGCAGAAAAAAGGATTGTTGGTATTATTAATGCTCAAGTCGAAATAGATAAGATCCAACAGGCAATGTCGTTTCTGTCTTTCGATAATTATTGGGTGTTGTATTATTCGTATTTCACACCGAAGCCACTGTCTAACGATGAGATATCTAAATTAATTAAGGTTGCGACTGATAAGACAGTAGATTATCGAAAAGCAAAGGCCCTAATACAATTCGCTGAAGCATATCCAGGGCAATCCTTGCTGGTGTGGAAGCAAAACTAGATTTCGTTAAGAAATCGTCAAGAAATCATTCGGAAATAATTCGGAAAAAAGTCCGAATTAATGCGTTATAGTGATATTGTGGTTAATTTCAAAAGAACCCTTCCATAGGGCGGCGTGAGTGGTAATTATTCTGGTTCGATTCCAGTACACGCCATTGCTGTGCACCTCCAATACTGATGTTTTGCAAATAACTCCTTTAATAGTAATTTTTCCTACCAAATCTTTCATAATTGCACAGCAAACATCCCGCTACCCATCAGTCATGTAGCGGGATATACATATAATAAATTTAAGGGATGATCGTGTGGATAAAAAAGAAGTATTAAAGATGACTAAATTTGATATGGCTGGATTAGTACCAAATGATGAGTCTGCACAAAGTATCAGAATGCTAAGTCGACTGTTCAGCGAGTCTGTTAATCAGTATATTGTTGATGGATATGATCGCGTTGAAGCAGTAAAAATGGCACAGGCCTTATTTTCAGCAGTATTTAAGCCAGATAAGTTAGGAAAGTAGAAACCGTCACACCCTATATTGATATTTTAGTAATAAGTGTTACTTTAATTATAAAAATATATTATGGGGTGACACGAATGGACAAAAAGGCATTGAAAGCAATGGTTGAACATCCTGAGTATCTGATGAATTCGGAGCGTGTAGGGCTAAAACAGCGCATACAGAAACAGACGATAACAAAAGATGAGATAAAAGATGCAACCATTGAAACTGCAAAGTCTCAAGGGAGGAGTATAGTGTCTCATATTGTTGATATGAATATCGGGGATATTCTGTTAGATGTAATTGAAACAGGTGACAGACTTAAATCTAATTTGGATGATGCGAAAAAAGCGGCTCTGATAAGCGAATACTTACAAAAAGTCGATAATCAAGAACAGGGACTATTAAAGCTTGCTGATCTGATAACAGATCCATACGGTTTAAGTATTTATTCCAAAATAACTGCACTATTAAGCGATTCTCCATTTGATGATGACTTGATTTCAATACTTTCGGAGTATTTAGCTAAGTTGTCTAATGAACAAAACTTAGGTGAAGCATTTTCAAAGAGCAAGACTATCTTAAACTTGATAGATAAAGTTTCACCACTTGCATTAATTGTGTTGAAAAATTACCGTTCGTGGCCAATTATTCCAAGCCCACAGAATTCTATTTCAATCGGTGGAGTGGTACAGGGCGATAATAGTGCTTTGGTTGCAAAGAGTTTTAGTACGATTTCAGTACTTCAAAATGTAGAAGAAAGTTCTATTCAGATGGCGATTCTTGATTTGCAAGTTAACGGTATGGCCCAGTTTGTTCAAGGCATTAATCAGTTGAACAATCGACAGATGTATATGGAAAGACCCACAGAAACTGGTTTTATGGTTGCGGATGCGATTAATTCTTGATGAAAAAGACGCTTAGGCGTCTTTTTTTATACCCAAATTTAGGAAAGGAGGTGGTGTCATTGGCAATGAGGATTCATTCGAAGTTTGGGTACTGCACACCTGAGGAAACCAAAATGGATGCAAGACTCGAAAAATGGCTTAAAGATGAAAAAGCCAAAAAGAAAAAGTAATTCATTTAATTATTGATCAGGAGGTGTGGTGAATATGTAATGAAGCAGACTAATCAAGAGGCTGCTGAGAAAGATTATCTTGTGGGAATGAAGTATAAAGACATTGCTGCTAAGTATGATGTCTCAATCAACACCGTGAAGTCCTGGAAGACCAGGTACGATTGGCAGCGAGTTTCAAACAAAAAGAATGCACCACCTAAAAAAAGGGTGCACACAAAACCAAAAAAGGGTGCACACAAAGTTGCATCTGAAGTTGTTGATGAATTGGCTGCTAATGAGGAACTAACTGAGAAACAAAAACTCTTCTGTTTGCTTTATTTACAGCGGTTCAATGCTACTTGGGCTTATCGAAAGGCTTATCAGTGCGATTATGAAACTGCCAATGTTAACGGAAGTAGATTGCTAGTAAATGCTAGTATTCAAAAGCAATTGTCAATCATTAAACAGCAGCAACAATCAGGCCTATATTTGACCGCCGATAATATTTTGCGGGAGTATGCTAAGCAGGCGTTCGCTAGTCTTGATGATGTGCTTGATTATCGGGTTCATAAAGAGATGATCATGACTATGGATGGTGTTCCTTGCCTTGATACTGATGATAATCCTGTTGAACGCCATGTTTCTGACATCTTCCTTAAGCCTAGTGACGAGATTGATTGGTCACTGATTCAGGACATTCACACGGGCAAAGATGGTTTAGTCGTTAAGCTTTATGACAAGCAAAAGGCCATGAAGGAATTGCTAGATCGTCTGCCTGAGCCTGATATTGATGATGATAGTCAAGATGATTTCCTAGAGGCGATAGATGAGAGTATGGATAAAGTTTGGGGGGATGAACATGAAGCTAAAGGTACGTAAGACGTCATTTCATTTTTCACCATTTTCCCGAAAACAAATGCAAGTCCTGACTTGGTGGCGTTGGAAAGGTACTAAAGATAAAGAAGCAATCATTTGCGACGGTTCAGTGCGTGCTGGCAAAACGGTTATCATGTCACTGTCTTATGTGCTGTGGAGTATGATCATGTTTAATGACCAGCAGTTTGGTATTGCGGGTAAAACGATTGGATCGTTGAGACGAAATGTAATCCGTCCCCTTAAGACAATGCTTGAAAGTCGCGGATATTCCGTGCACGATGCCAGAACTGATAACATGCTGATCATCCGTAAGGGTAAGAAAACCAATTATTACTTCCTATTCGGTGGTAAAGACGAGTCAAGTCAGGACCTAGTTCAAGGTATTACCTTGGCGGGGTTCTTTTTTGATGAGGTTGCTTTAATGCCACAGTCGTTCGTTAATCAGGCAACAGCTCGGTGTTCTGTGGAGGGTTCAAAACTGTGGTTTAATTGTAATCCGGCCGGACCTTATCACTGGTTCAAGCAGGAGTGGATTGACAAGCTAGAGCAAAAGCATGCGCTCCAAATTCACTTTACAATGCGGGATAATCCATCCCTATCTGATGCTATTAGGGCACGATATGAGCGCATGTACTCAGGAGTGTTCTACCAGCGGTATATTTTGGGGATGTGGGTGCTGTCCGAGGGTATTATCTACGATAACTTCTCGCAGGAAACAATGATTGAGGACCTGCCAGCAAACACAGAGTATGAAAAGTATTATGTATCCGTGGACTATGGGACTTTAAATCCTACAGTCTTTTTATTGTGGGGAAAATTAGGCGACACATGGTATTGCACCAAAGAGTTTTACTATTCTGGTCGGGAGTCATCCCGACAATGGACAGATGAACAGTATGTTGACGCCATGGATAAGTTTGTCGGTAAACTCAAGCCGACACTCATCGTTGACCCGTCTGCCGCATCGTTTATTACATTGTTGCGGGCACGTGGCTATAAGGTTATTAAGGCTAATAATGATGTGATTGACGGTATTCGTGCGACTCAAACTGCAATGAATACCGGCAAGATTAAGTTTTCGAGCACGCTCAAGCATCTTTTCGCAGAGTTTTCGTCCTATATTTGGGATGCAAAGGCCGAGGAACGTGGCGAAGACAAGCCAGTTAAGGAACACGACCACACTATGGATGCAATGCGTTATTTCGTTTATATGGTGATTTATCGTAATCCAGTAGCAAAAATCAAGAAGCGGCCAAGCTGGCTGCATTAATGGAAGGGGTGATAAATTGGGAGTTGCAATTGATAGAGAGCTTGCAGGTGATATCAATAATCCAAGCTTTGAAGTTATTAACTTTGCTATTGATCAGCGTAAGAATGACATCCCTCGGTTAGACCGATTGTTTAACTATTACAATGGCAAACAGCCGCTTAAGCCTGACGGTAATAACTTGCGTGTTGGTGCTGCAAATGGTAAAGAGCCTAACGTTATGGTGAATCATGCCAAATATGTGACGGATATGGTTGTGGGCTTTACAACAGGTAATCCGATTAGCATTTCAGCGGCAAAAGGTAAAGATATCCAGCCGATTGATGATGCTCTGCAGCGCATGGACATTAACAAGCACGATGCGGAAATGGAAAAAGACCTTTCAGTCTTTGGCGAAGCTTATGAGCTTGTTTATCTGTCGAAGATTACCGAAGCTGAAACGGACGAACGTATCGAAAAGATTGACCCACGTGGCATTGTGCTTGTAACTGACGATACTGCTGAAAAGAACCCATTGTTCGGCATTCATTTCCAAGAAAAGTATGACCTAAAGGGTAATCAGAATGGCTTTTTGATTACTGTTTACACCGAGAAATACATCATCAAGTATAGAACCGAATCTGGAACCAATTTAAGCGCATCAAATCTGAAGAGTCCACCCAAGGTAAAAGAACATTACTTTGGGGATGTTCCAGTAATCGAATATCGTAACAATGAGGAACGTCAAGGTGATTTCGAACAATCAATCAAGATTATGGATGCTTATAACGTTTTGCAAAGCGACCGGCTTGCTGACAAAGAGAACTTTGTTAATGCATTGCTGGTCATTTATGGTTTTACAGTTGATGAAATAAATGAAAGTGGAACCAGCAAAGGTATTCTGGAGGCTCCTGCACGTGGGACCGCTAGTGATGGTGGTGGTTATGTAGAGTGGCTTACTAAGACCTTTAACGAGTCGGAGATTGACATTTTATCCAAATCAATCGAGAACGATATCCATAAGTCAACTTACGTCCCAAACATGAACGACGAGAACTTTATGGGAAATGTTAGTGGTGAGGCTATGAAGTATAAGTTGTTTGGCCTATTGCAGTTGCTTGTCACTAAGGAGCGTTACCTAGTTAGCGGAATTCGACGGCGGCTTAAGTTGTTGCAAAACATCATGCTGATTAAGAGCGAACAAGTTGATGTTGACGGTGCTGATATCCATATCATCCCTAACATCCCGGTTAACATGACCGATGTGATCAACAATATCAAGAATGCTGATGGCTTTGTTCCGCAGCCAGTAACCTTAAGCTGGTTAACGAACACGACCTATTCAACGGCTGACATGATCAAGATGTTAGACAGTGAAGCCGAGAAAAAGGCTAAACGTGCTGCTGATGCTATGGGCACAATGACCACATCAAACTTTGACAGAGAGGGAGGCAATGACAATGATTCAAGTAGTATTTCATCATCAAACGGATCTAGCAAGTCCGATTGATGGTTATCGAATCTATGGCCATGCAAACTATGCTGAGAAAGGTCAAGATATTGTGTGCGCTGCAGTGTCTATTTTGTCTGTGACGATTACTGATGAACTTGAAGCGCCAGTCATTGAGTCACACTCAGATAACACATTAGGTGTTACTCAATTCAAGGATTGTTCAGAGAATAATGTCCTAATCAACGCGTTAGAACATGGATTGCGTTCAATGGAACGAGACTACGGTGGCTTTATTGCAGTTAATGATGCGACTGGCGGCTGGTGATGTAATTGGCAGCTAAAAAGGATAACCTCGGTTACTGGGAGCGTCGCGCAATCGAGCAAGATTCAGACATGCATAAGGCTCTTAATAAACCGGAGCAAGTCATAAATAAGGCACATCTCGCAGCGTCAAATTGGTTAACCGATCAGGTCAATCAAATTTATCGACGCTATTTTAGTGCTCCAAATATGACTGAGGCTCAAGCCAAGAAAATCTTGAACGGAACTGTTTCCAATTCGGAAATAGTTCAACTCATCCAATTGATCAAAGATACGAAGTCTAAAGCAGTTAAAAAGCAGCTGCAACAATTTATCAGCGCTTATGCCGCCAAGTCGCGTATCACACAGTTTGAATTGCTTAAAGCCAAGGTGGAGATTGTTTCCAAGCAAGTAGCTCAGGTTGAACAAGACCAAATGGATAAGTTCTTCATCCCTCAAATTCAGCAGGCGTATGATCAAGCAGCTGTCGAAGCAGTGATTGGTCAGACTACTCATGATGTGCAGTTGCATTATCCTGATGCAGTTCCTAACATCCCCACCATTGACGAACAAACGCCGACTGTTGAATTTATCGACCCTAAGACTAATGAGACTGTTAAAACAGTTGAACTCGTCCCAGACAAGCCAATAACTGAGTTTAAACGTATGTCGACTAGCCAAGTTGATAAAGTAATGCGGATGAACTGGAAGGGTAGCAATTACTCAAAACGTATCTGGAAGAACACTGATTTGCTTGCTGATCAGCTCAAGGAGTTGTTTACGGCCAGGGAAATGTCAGGAATGTCCGAACGAGATATGGCTAAAGCGTTGCAGGAACGATTTGAGGTCTCAATGTTTAATGCACGACGCTTAATCAGAACCGAAGCAGCTTTCGTCAGCAATCAGGCACGGCTAATGGGATGGCGAGAGAACGGGGTTAAATCTTATGTATTGAATGCCGTTCTTGATGAGCGGACATCAAAGATTTGTCGCTTAAAGGATGGCAAACACTTTCCAATTGAAGATGCTGTCTGTGATGGACCCGATGGGAATTATCCACCGTTTCATAGCTTCTGCAGAACTGTTGCTGTAGCATATTTTGGTAAAGACACCTTTGTAGGCCAGCATTTGGTCAATAACCCAATCGGACACTCATTCGAGATGCCAGCTGGAACGACGTATCAGCAGTGGGAGAAAGCTCTGATCAACAAGTATGGCGGTCGAGATAATTACGACCGATTGCTTGCTGAAAAGCAATCTGAGACTGAAGATAGGGCATTATTTGACCAATATACACCAATACTTGGGGATGACATGACTAAAGACTTCCAAGCGTGGCAAGATCTGAGGTATAATGGTGGCAGAGATTGGCAGTTGACGAAGCTTGACTATCAGCGCAAGGAAAGGCTATTGAACAATTCTGATTTAAGATTGCCCAATGCTGACGGCGCGACTATCGATAATCGAAAATTCACCGAGTATTTATTTAATGAGAATAGTAAGTCTGGCTATCCAAAAGGCAAAATTATTTCTGAACGCTTCGGATATAGCAAAGACAACTATTTATCCTTTAAGAAAGAAATTCTCAAACGAAGTAAGAGCTATCCGGCGAAATGTAGAGGTACAAATAAATATGGCGATTCATACGAGCAAAAAATGATTTTTTATACACCCAAAGGTAAACCTTATAACCTTGTTGCGGGATGGTTAGTAGATGGAAATCAAACAAAATTAACAACAATAATGATTAAGGAGGTCAAGTGATGCAAGTCAATGAATATGACGGAGTATTATTGAAAGATGGACGCGAAGCTATTATAATCGAAAAATTCGATGATACGCATTTCATGGTCGATGCAGCACAGACTGCCGAAGAGTGGGGAATCATTGACATTACAATTGATGATATACAAAAAGTAACAACCAGATCCAGTGCAACTAAATAGCACCCGGTCACTATCGGTGATTGAGTGCTATTTTTATGCTCAAAAATCAAGGAGGGACTTATGTTAATCCCAGATAAAGTAAAAGTTGGCAGCATCACCTATCAAGTCAAGCAAGAGCATATCGATAAGACAGATGATGGTTTATACCAATTTGGTGTCACCGATTACTTAAATGCCGTCATTACAATTAATTCTGATTATCCTCAAGAAAGAAAAGAACAAACATTTTTCCATGAATTAATGCACGCCGTGTTCTTTGAGTCATCTAACTCAGATCAAGCCGCAGATGAACGTTTGGTTGATTCGACTGGATTAATGCTTTATCAAGTTTTTAAGGAAAATGAGTTAGCCAATTTGAAGAAGAGCTAGGAGGTAGCATTCGTGGTATGGGTTAAGATATTGCTCTTTGTCAGCTATTTGTATTTTGGATGTAGTATTACAGATCAGAATGTTGATAATGTTGGTAAATTTGGTTCCATCATCTTAGCAACGATCTGTTTAGTGATGTGGTTTTGGTTATATGCTTTTTAAAAGTCTTATTGTCCTAAGTATGACAATTTAAACTGCTTATTTTTTATACCTAAAAATTCATAGGAGGTTAAGCATGAAGAAATACAACTTATTACTGGATTTGCAGCGTTTCGCGGATGACAGCGGATCAGATGGTGCTGGCGCTGGTGACCAGGGCAATGGCAGTCAAGGGCAAGGCGACAACGGTGCTGGTGGTGACCCTAATGGTGGCGTTGGGGATGATGGAAAACCAGTAACGCCGCCTGCAGGTCAGATCACCTTTGCGTCGCAGGCCGAATTAGATGCTGTTATCAACAAACACGTCACTGAAGCAGTCGAAAAATCCAAACAAAGCCAACAACAGCAAAAAGATTACGACAAAATGAACGACGCCGAAAAAGCCCAGTTTGATTTGAATAAAGCTCGTGAAGAACTCGCTGCCGAACGACTTAAAACTAAGTCAATGGCTAATCGCTCGCATGTTTTAGCCAAGCTTGGTGCCGACAAATTACCTACAGGGTTAATCGGTTTATTTGACAGCGTGCTTAGCAAGGATGAAGCAGACGTTGATGTGGCTTATGGCTCATTAGTCAAGACGTTCAATGCTTCCGTGCAATCTGCGGTCGATATTCGCCTTGCTGGTTCAGCCGATAAGCCGGGTGGTAACGGAGCACCAGGCCGCATTGATACTGCAGGCGAAACATTAGCCAAGCGCCGCAATGATGCCGATACAAAATCGGTTAAGGATCCATGGGAAACAAACTAATACGAGGAGGTAATTTTTTATGGTTTATGTAGACAAGACACAAAACGTATCACAAATCAATTTTCTGGCCAGTGGCCGATATCAAAGTTTCACCGAGTACGCAGATGCCAATTCCAATGGTGTTGTTGAAGAAGGTGGACGCAAGATTCTGCCAATTGGCTCTATCTTCCCATCAAACGATGCCAAGGCAAAAGGTATTACTTTGAGCACTGCTGATGTCACTAATGGCGCTGTCCCAGTCGCAGTCATGGTCGAAGGCTATGTTTTACCGCAACGTTTGGCAGCTGCACCGACTGCAGAAGCTAAAACTGCACTGGCAGGTATTAAATGGCGTGATGAAGCACCAACTGAAGCCTAAATTAAAGGAGGAAAACTAAATGCCAACAATTTATGATTTATTTACACAGGCCGATTTGATTGATTACTCAGCAAACCGACAATATAAGCCTTTCTTAGGAGACTCATTATTTCCAGCAAAACGTGTTGAAACCCTTAAGGTTGAACAATTAAGCCGGGGTTCAAAGATTCCAATTCTTGCATCAGTTGCTGCATTTAACAGTGAAGCTGAAATTGGCAGTCGGACAGCATCCAAGACGGCTTTGGAGCTTGCTTTGATTAAGCGTAAATACAAAATTGATGAAGAAGATATCATTGCTATGCGAAATCCACGGACACCGCAAGAAGCAGCTTATCTTAAAGATAAAGTATTTAATGATTTCGATGTGCTCAATCAAGGTATTTTAGGCCGTATTGAGCAGCAAACCATGGAAATGTTCAGTACTGGTAAGATTCATTTACGGGATGATGATAGTGATACCACAGCCGTCATTGATTATCAGATTCCAGAAAAGCATCAGCAAGCTCTGACCGATACTGCTTGGGATAAGGACGGTGCCGACCCAATTAAGGATCTAGAGAATTGGTGTGATGCTTTGGACATTACGCCAACTCGTGCATTAACTTCAAAGAAGATCTATCGTTTATTCACACAGAACCCTAAAGTGATTGCTGCAATTTGGGGTAAGGATTCCGGCCGTCTAGTAACACAAGCAGCATTGGACGAATTTATGCAATCAGCTGGGTTACCAGTAATTCGGACCTATGATGCTAAGTACAATATCCAACTGCCAAACGGTAAATACGCTTCGCATCGCTATTATCCAGAAGATCGCATCACTTTGTTTAACGATGATTTACAGGGTAATAAGCTGTTTGGGCCAAATCCCGACGAGGCAGAAAACATGGACGGTGTTAAAGTATCCAAGGTTGGTAATATTTTCAATACTGTTTTCACTGAAACACATGACCCTGTTGCAACCTTTGAGAAAGCTTCTGCAGTTGCATTACCATCTTTTGCTGCAGCTGATGAAGTATTCTTGGCGCAACCTATTGCGGGGGTGGCTAAATAATGAAGGTCAAGGTTAAATCAATGCCATTAAAGTATGGTGGCAGCGTCTATAAACCAGGGGCAACCCTGACAATTAAGCAGGATTACTTTAAAGAATCACTGTTTGAATGTTTAGACAAGAACGATGATGGTGGTGATACAGATGACTCAGGCAAAACTGGATCAGGAGACGCTAAAGAAGTTAAAAAGTGACCAGCTTAGTCAATTAAAAACTCAACTGGGCGTTAAAGAAGATGATAAATCGCTCGATTACTATTTCGATGATGCAATTCAAGCGGTGCTTGATTACACGAATCGAACTGAAATGGTAACTGGCCTATTTGTTTACGCTAAAAAGCTCGCGACTGTCTACTTTAATCAGCAATCGAACGAAGGTGAGACTCAGCGGACCGAAGGCAGCGTTACTCGCAGTTTTGAGGTAGGTATCCCCTTAGCTATCCGCAATAGTCTAGGCCGTTATCGTCTGGGTCGTTTTGCTAGATTGTAGGTGGTTGTTTGAGATTAAATCCAAGACAATTGCGGACTGTTTATTTGCGGCGGCGGTTAAATGGTACGGATGAAGAAGGAAATGTCATCACTGGCTACGGTGAACCCATTGAACTGCAGATGGTTATCCAACCAGCTGGCGGTCAGGTTAACGCTCAGACTTATGGTCAACGACTGGCATACATCAAAACTTGCCTTTATGTTGGCAATGAGATTAAAGAAGGTAAAGACGAGACCTCTGGAATTTGCGTCGATGTAGATAAGGACGCAAAAAAGCCCGATTACAAGATCAATGCAATTCGGACTTGGTCAGATCACCTCATAGTGATGATAGAAAGGGATGATGCCTAATGGAAGTCGAAATCGACGCTAGTCAGGTACTTGGTAACCTTGCTAAGCTGCCTGACTTGGTTGTTGAAGCAATGATGAAGGCTACTAATGAAACGTCTGAATTGGTTAAAACTCGCGCAGTTGATAACTTGAGATCGAACATGAGACACGGTAATGACCTTCAACAAAGTCTTGAAGTTGCAGATCCACAGTATTCTGATGGAAGGGTTACTGGAATGGTCTTTTCCAAAAACCCAATAGCAACTTATCGCGAATTGGGAACAGGCATTCATGGCCAGGAATCATCGAAAGATATTCCCAGCGGCTTTGTTCCAACGTATCACCAGTTACCTTGGTTTATTTACGTTGGGGATGTTGATTTAGACTTAACTGAAATATATGGTATGCGAAAAGTAGTCATAAAAGGGAAGAGCTTTTATGTTAGTTCTGGCCAACCTGCTAGGCAATTTCTTACACCTGCATTGCGTGTTACGGCCGAAAATGAATTGCTGGACATCATTAAGCAGCATTTCCAAAATGATATCCAGAAGGGGTTGGACTAAATGATATTTAATCTTAAGCCCGTAATCATGAATATCCTGAACTCGGTTGATGAGTTAAAACTTAAGTCGCCATCTTATCCGGCCGTCTGGTCGCAATATCCCATGGCGATTTACAGGACATCTCATCAACCGGTCTTTATTAACGCTGATCACCATGAATCACAGACGTCCTGGTCAGTGACAATTGAATTATATACAGACAACGGTAGCCTAACAACCATCACAAATAAGCTGAGTGCTGCGTTTGCAGAGCTCGGCTTTTCTTGTGTCGCCAATGATGCGAACACAGCAGGATTGAGCCGCGTTGTCTGTCAATTTAACGCCGTGATTGATAACGATACACGGCGCGTATACGGGAGGTAATTATATATGAATTTAGATTTACAACGGTTTGCGGCCGATGCTAGCCAAGGACTGCTTGCTACAGGCACGACACTTGGCTATAAAGTGCACGGCGATTCATCCATGGAATACACACTTTTGGAGGATGTTAAGACAATTCCAGAAATCGGCCAATCACCTGAAAAGGTCGACGTGACAGTCTTAACTGACAAGAAGAAAAAGGCAATTAATGGTCTGCAAGACTCATCTAGTTTAGCCTTTGCGTGTGTTTACAAAGGTGCGAATTTCAAGGCCGCTAATGGTATTTCCGACAATGGCAAAATCTACGACTGGATTGTAACTTACCCAGATGGAATGACTTGTACTTTTACGGGACAAGCCTCTATTAAAATTGGGCAAGCTGGAATTAATGAACCAATCACTTTTACAGTGACAATCGTTGTTTCTGACGGACCTGATTTTGTGGATGTTCCAGCAAAAGCATAATAGATTTATTCAGCAAGTCGCCTGTCGAAGGGTGGCTTGTTTTTGTACCTAAAAATATTTGGAAAGAGGTTTTATATTATGACAACAAAAGCAACTAAGAAAGTAACGTTCGGCGGTTTAACATTGGGTCTACGATTGGATGGTAATGCGATTATCCAAATCGAACGTCGTCTAAATGAGTCAATTGTAGGCTTATTTTTATCATCAGACGGCGGCACAAAATTGCCTCCTGCAAACAAGTTATTAATTGTTTTACAAGGAGCTAATCAAGAACATGGTGTCTCAGATGATGACATTGTTGAAGCGTTTGGCAAGTTCATCGACCAAGGCCACACCACAATGGAATTGATGGAAACAATTAACGACTTACTTGAAGATGGTGGTTATTTGGGAAAAAAAGACAAGGAAAAATCGGGGAAAGAGGAATCTGGGAAGAAATTAATTCCACTGGACGCTCCGGAAGAAACCAGCCCACTCGACTAGAAACTGTCACAGATGTGATCAATGAAATTCGGGGTCCAGCTATTGAGTCTGGTATTCGTGCTGATGAGTTTGAAACGATGACTCTCAGCGAAATACTCGACCAAATGCATGCTTATCGTAAGCGAGACATGGATAAGCTGCGCGAAAAAGGCGTCATGGATCATAAACAGGCTGAACTAATAGCCTTTGCATTTAATGACCCGTCCAAGATGCCGTCAATCCAGGAAACCTACCCATTTTTGAAAGGGTTGTTTACCGAGGCAAAACCGAAACCACAGCAGCAATGGCAAGTTGATCAGGCCAATCTAATTATGGCCGCAAATCGAATTAAGCAGGCAAGACTTGCAAAAGAGTCTCAAAAATAGTTTTACATTTTATGTAAAAGGAGGTGGATAAATGGCAAGTAATATTGATGTTGGTGACTTACAAGCAAAGTTTGGTATTGATTTAAGTAACTTAGCAAGTCAAGTTGCCAAGGCTACCGAAATGATTAAGTCAATGACTACTAAGATAGACGAAACAACAGCAAATAGTGCCAGTAAAATGAACGAAAAAATAAATAAGGCATTTGATGCTAGTAAGGGAGCAGAAGATCTTAAAAAGAAAACTAAGGAAGCAACCGATAAGGCTGAAGATGAAGTTGATGACTTTCTTGTTTCTTTTAATGGCAAGACAGTTAAAATGGCCGATTATGCTAAGAATGGATATGAAAAATCTTTCGGAGCTGCTGTGCAGGAAGCGACTAAAGCAGGCCAGAGAATACAAAAATCGTTAGCAGCCAGCGTTCAAAAACCTGTTAAAGCAACCATTAAGACTAATACAAAAGTACCTAAGCTTTCGGAGTCTGGTATTCAACAAGACGATAGTTTACGAAAAAGCATTGAAAGGCAAAGAGTCGCGGCCAATTCTGAAATTACTAAAATGGTTCAAGATATCAATTCTAAAATGGAACAAGCAAAGGCTGCGCAACTGAAAATTCAGTCTATTATTTCTAAGAAGAATTCGATACCCAACCTTAGTACTTCTGAGAGTTATAAATTTGACAGTCAAATTGCTAGTGCTCAGGCACAAATGCATCGATATCAGAATACCGCCAAACAATTAGCAGCAAATATGCGTGACGAGTTTGGTGCTGTTCCAGATGAATTGAAGAAAATATCAGCTCAAATGACACGCAATGAAGCCCAAATAGACACACTGAGAAATCGCATTAAGTCGCTTGGGAATACTTACGAACAGCAAAAGAGCTCGATTGGCAGTTTTGCTAAAGGATTTAAGACGAGTGATAATGACACATCTTTAAAAACTAAAGCTGAAATTGACAAGCTCCGGACATCGATGAATAAATTGATATCTGAGAACGATTCTTTAGCCAGTACTTACGCTAACGCTGAGGACCGTTCTAAAAGCCTAAAGAAAGCATTGTCAGGTGTTAATACTGAACTTAAGGACCAAGTTGCTGCTAGTCGTCAGGCCAGATCAAATATGGCTAATGTTGGAAATTCAGGTAAAAATACCGGCACTAGCAAAAGGCCAAGCTTATTTAGAAGAATGGGCGATAACTTCGCCAATTTCCGAAATAAATTTAAGTCTGGTTCGTCGTCAATTAAGAATGATTCTTCTGGTATTACGTCCAGACTATCTGGTATCAATCGGACTCTTAAGATGATGTGGAGTTCTGTGTTAATTTTTGGCATTTTAGGTTCGGGCTTACAGAATTTAATGGGTAGCTTAGGCAACTCTTTGATGGTGAATCGACAGTTTGCCAACTCTCTTAATCAGATCAAGGTTAATCTAGCTACTGCTTTTTATCCGATCTATACCGCAATCATGCCAGCGTTAAATACACTAATGAACGGTCTTGCTAAAGTTACCGGCCATTTAGCTAGCTTTATCAGCATGCTGTTTGGGACAACGTTTAGCAAAGCTAAGCAAGGTGCTGCTGGTTTACAGAGCAGTATCCAAGCACTCAATCAGTCTGCTGATGGCAGTGGTGTATCAAAAACTGCTAGCGGCGCTAAAAAGTTGGCAGATAACGCTAAAGATGCGACCGATAAGGCTAAGGAATTGCAACAGTCATTGGCCGGGTTTGATGAGATCAACACGCTGCAAAAAAACAATGACTCGAGCACGTCTTCAACGCCAGATACATCAGGTTCAACTCCAAGCCTCGATGCTCCAACTGGCCTTGATTTTGGTGGTGCTACTGCTAATTATCAAACACCTATATGGCTCAAAAACCTTGCAAAAGATTTATGGGACCCTATCAAAGCTGGTTGGGATACGACTGGTAAAAAGGTAATCGCGGCGTTTAAGTATGCTTTGTCCGAAGTTAATAGCCTAGTCAAAGACATTGGCAAATCATTCCTCGAAGTCTGGGACAATGGTACCGGACAGAAGTTTATCGAGAATTTACTTGTGTTACTTGCTGATGTCTTGAATATCGTTGGTGATATTGCTAGGGCATTTAGGAAGGCTTGGAATGATGACGGTCGAGGTACTCGATTAATTCAGTCATATTTTGATGCGTTTAATCGTATCTTGACGTTACTGCATCAGATTAATCAGGCTTTTCGGGACGCATGGAATTCCGGCGTGGGCGTTTCAATCAACGAGCACATCCTAAATATAATCACTAACATCTTTAAGACAGTCGGCGCTTTAGCTGGTAAGTTTTCTGAAGCTTGGCAGCATGCAAGTTTAGGCGAGAGAATCTTTAAAACTATTCTAGGTTTTATTGATGATGCACTAAAGACAATCGATAAGATGAGTGGCGCCACCGTTAAGTGGGCGGAAAAGCTAGATTTTACGCCACTGCTTAAATCAATTGACACTATGCTAAAAGGCTTAAGAGCCTACACTAAGGATATTTGGGACGGATTGGACTGGGGTTACGAGCATGTCTTGTTGCCATTAGCAAAATTCACCATTACTGATCTCATACCAAATTTCTTAAAAGTAATGGGTGCCTACTGGAAATTATTGGATAGTATTATCCAAGCAGCGAAGCCCGCATTTAAGTGGGCTTGGGATTCATTCTTGGCACCTATCGCTAAGTGGACGGGTGGCGTGATTATTGATGTGCTCAAGAAACTTGCTGATGCTTTAACTGCAATCTCTAATTGGGTTGACAATCATCACACGGCAGTTGAGGCAATGGCCAAAGTTCTAATAGCGATGTTTGCTTTTAAGGTTGCAATGTCCGGATTAGATAAGGGCGTCGGTCTTTTGGGCAAGGTTGCAGATAAGGCTGTCATTATCGGTGGAAAACAAAATGTATTGAAAAACCTTTTTGAGTCAATAACTGGTATTGATAAGTTAAAAGAAGCGGCTACATCACTGCAGAATATTTGGAAGATTGCTAGTGCGAACTGGAAAGAATCAAAGATGTTCCAGGCCTTCGGTAGTATGAACTCAAGTGGAATGTTCGACTCACTTCGAACTGCCAAAAATGGCACTGGCGCTCAGCTCGGCGGTGGTTTGACCAAGGCCGGCAAGGTTGCAACTGGATTAACTGGTGCAGCGGTCGCAGTTGACGCCGGAATGGATATCTATTCAGCGATTACGACTAAGAACCCTACTAAAAAGTTTGAATCGTATGGTTCTGGTATCGGCAAAGCTATCGGTGGTGGCCTTGGATTATTCTTTGGTGGTCCACTAGGCGCGGCAGTAGGCTCTCAAATTGGCGGAACTATCGGTACTTGGGGCGGTGACGCTGCCAAGGGCTTTAGTGACGGATGGAGTGCCGTTGGCAAAGGCAAGAAACCTGACGACTGGCTTGGTGAGCTTGGCTGGAACTCTCGTATTATGTCTAATAAGGTCGTTGCTTGGTGGGACGACATGAAGAAGAACAGCGATACCAAGCGTGCTGAACAACAAAAAGATGCTGATCGGCAGAATGCGGCCTTTATTAAGGGCTGGAACAGTTTCTGGGGTGATGTTGGTGACAAGGTTCAAAAGACTTGGGACGATACCAAAAAGACTACTTCAACTTGGGGTACTAACTTCAACAAGTGGCGTTCAAACTTTGGTAGAGATTTCAAAAAGGGCTGGGACGAGACTTGGGAAAAGGTTGGCTCGAAGCTCAAGAAAACTTGGGACGATGCGAAAACCAATACCGAAACCACTTGGTCTAATATCAAGACCGGTATAGGCACAGCAGGTAGCAACATCAAAACCAACATGGAAACTTGGTCGGGTCAGGCCAAAGATAAAGTCATCGGCGCTTGGAAAACTATGAAGACCAAGGGTGACCCTTACTTCAAGGGTATTAAAGATACTGCCAAATCTGCTTTTGATACTGTAGGCGGCTGGGCAAGCGGTCTTGGTGAAAAAATTGGCGGCGGTTTATCTAGAGGCTTCGAAGCAGTTAAACGAGGTGCCGCATCAATTGCTAATGGCATTATTGGCCCAGTTGGTACTGCTGTTAATGGTGTAATATCTGGTATTAACTGGGTCTTGGGTAAAGTTGGCGCCGGCAGTCACGCTTTAGGTAAATGGCATGTTCCTAAGTTTGCTCAAGGTGGCTATCACAAAGGCGGTCTCGCCCTAGTCAACGACGCTCCCGGGCAAAACTACCGAGAGATGTTTAAACTTCCAAATGGTCGACGTGGAATGTTTCCTGCACAACGTAATATGCTTGTTGACTTACCAGCTGGCACTCAAGTGTTAGATGGTAATCGTACAGCTCAAATTCCACATTATGCTAGCGGAATCTTTGGCTCCGACTTCATGAAGGGCTTCAACCTTGATTTTGGTAACATCTTTAGCGGAGTCAGCTCAAGCATTAGCTCAGCCATTGATGACGTCAAAGACTTTACCAAGGGTATTTGGAAATATGTTACTCACCCGATTGACTTGATATCTCAGGGTATTGGCAAGTTCTTCACGTTACCAGCTGGACTTGCAGGTAGTATTTCTGGTGGTGCAATGGATTTGATTAAGAACGGTTCAGTTGACTGGATTAGAGATTTCATCAAATCGAACGCACCCAAGAAAAAGAAAAAGTCCAAAAAGTCGTCTGGTAAATCCGGCGGCTTATTCGATTTTGACTTCGACTTTGAAAATTTGTTTGGCTTTGCAGACGGTGGCTTCTTGAATAAAGAAGGTCTGTACAAAATGGGTGAGGGCAATCTATCAGAGATGGTAGTGCCATTAACCAAACCAGCACGTGCAGTTGAGTTGATGAAGCAAGGATTGAAAGTCATGAACTTATCCGGCATGGAACTTGCAGCTCCTGACATGGCAACTAACAATTTAGCTGATTCGATTGGCACTAGCTTTAATGGTGGTAGTCAATCAGGTGTTGGCAGCATGACATCAACTGCAGACATGCAGTCGATTATTGTCGCTGCTATCTTGGAGGCCATGGCCGAGCTTAAACGTACGAGTGGTTCTGATGACAATCAAACCGTAAACATGAATGTTGACGGTGACCGTCTTGCCGAAATTGTCATTAAAGTATTAAACAAACGGTTCCAGAAACTTGGAATTAATCCATTGAATATATAAAAGGGAGTGGTGCTTATGGTGGCTTTTGCCATTGGCGGTGTGCAGGTTAAAACGCCTAAAACATTTAATGCAGCAATACAAGATATTGACGGTAATACAACTCGTGATGCTAAAGGCAACATGCATCGTGATCGTGTAACGCGAAAGCGTAAGCTCTCGATTGCTTGGGGGCCACTATCAAACAAAGAGTGTGCGCAAATCTTGCAGGCGTCTGCAGCAGAATTTGTGTCAGTGACCTATCCTGACCCAATGACCGGTGCCTCGCGGACTGGCCAGTTTTATGCTGGTGACAGAAGTGCACCATCATATAGTTGGAACGAGCAATATCAGTCAATCATGTGGCAGGGCCTGAGTTTTGACCTAATCGAACAGTAGGAGGTGATAATGATTGTTAAGCGAAACAACCGCGGTCCGTAACGCATGGGCCGCAAGTGAACGAGAATTACAGTTGAGAATTACCATTAATGACCAGGTCTTTAACGCGGAAGATGTCACTGATTTTAGTTACGATGCCGGAGCCATGAATGGTGAGTCGTTAACACTTGGCTCAACTTACGCGAACTCAATTAAAATTACTTTTTCCCACATTGTTGAAAAGTTAAAGCTTGAAGACAAAATAACGCCTGAAATTGGTATTAAGCTCCCAGATGATACATGGAGTTACACCAAACTGGGCGTTTTTATTATCGACTCAGAGGTAAAACAAGACCGTAACAACGGTCAAACGTCATTATCAGCGACTGACAACATGGTCATGCTTAGCGGTAATTACACGTCTAAAATTGCTTATCCAACTGGCGTTATTGAGTCCATTACGGATATTGCTAATCAGGCCGGTGTCAAACTCAATGAGGCAAACATTGCCCGACTGACTGACACCACTATTGGTGCTTTAGGCAAAGAGGTTACCTATAGACAGGCCATTGGTTATGTGGCGCAAATCGCTGGTGGCTTCGCTCAATTTAATCGTGACGGGCTGCTGGATATCCGTGGACTGGAAGACCCTAACTTTAGGATCACATCTGATTGTTATATGTCCAAAGGCCTGACCAAAAATGAGACGTTTTATCGCATTGGCGGTATGCAAGCTGAGGTCACAACGACTCAGACAGACAATGATGGCAACGAGAATCAGGAGACAGTTACCCTGCAGTCTGGGAGCCCAAGCGGTTCACAGATTAAGCTTACCAACCCTGCAATGAGTCAGCAGCTGCTTGATCAGCTATACGATCAGTATGCGGATATCAACTTTTACCCGTATAGCTTGGAATGGTTTGCTGACCCAAATCTTGAGGCTGGCGACTGGGTAACGATTGTCGACAACAAAGGCAATGAGTTTAAGGCGCCGGCACTAGGTTTGACGTTGAGTTTTAACGGTGGTTTATCTGGAACTCTTAAAGCTGATACGACCGTGACCTCGCAGGCAACATTTGTTTACAGTGGTCAGTTTAATCAAGTTGTGACTCGATTGCATAACGATTTTGCAACGATTGCTGGCAATCATATCTACAAGGGTATTGATCAGCCAATATTCGCCAAAAAGGGCGACCTCTGGTATCAATCAGTTGGCCCGGACACAGTCATGCAGGTTTATCAGTTTGATCCGGACACAGGACTTTATTCGTGGGTTGAGGTTGGCTCAACCAAGCCAAGCCGTGAGTTGTCTGACCAAATGGATCAGGTCAAAAAGGATATTACTGATCAATCAACCAAGATTGACGGCGCAGTAGCTAACGCTAATACAGCGGTATCAAACAGTGACTTGGCAACCAAAACGGCTAGTAGCCTAACTAGTCAAATATCAAGTGTTAAAGATGGGCTAACAACGAAGTATACTCAGCTGCAACAAACGCTAGATGGTGTACAGGTAACAGCTAATAATGCGGTGACACAAGCACAGTTATCCCTAACCGCAAACACATTCACTAACACAATAGCGGGTGTCAACGATACTCTAGCTAATTTGAGTGCTCGAAATTATTATCAAGTAAATACGCAAATCAATGTGCTTACTGGAGCGCCAGTAATTAATCATAATGAGACCGTTAATGGTTTTAAAATTACGGGTATATCCGGTCAGCTTAGTAGCGTGCGCGTAAAAAATGTAATTACAAGTAACGGTTGGTGGACGTTTAGTTTTGATTTACACGCAAACCAAGCCACCAGCATAATAGTTGATTTTTGCGGTTTATCGCCGACCACCGTTAAAGTGACAAAAGACGTAAAACGCTGCACGGTCTCTATTAATGTCACCAACTATAGCGATGTTTATAATTTTATCGATATCAGTAATTTAGGTTGGGCGTATTTTTGGTTTGACAATGTCACAGTGCAAAAAGGCAAGGCTGACTTAGGCTGGACACCGGCGCCGGAAGATCAAGCAACTGTAGCAGACGTGTCATCGCAATTTACCCAGATGCAAGACGACATTAACCTCCGCGTCAAAACAGGTGATTTAATTAGCCAAATCAACGTTGAATCGGGCGAGACACTGATAGAGTCTGCGTCAGGCAAAGGTGTTCTTAATCTTTCTGCTGCAACTGTTAATTTTAGCGGTGAAGCATTTATCCCCGCAGCCTCAATCAAAGACTTGTCAGCTGATTATATTAAGACTGGCACGCTAGACGCCAGCAAGGTTAATCTGATCAGTGTTAATGCCGACAGTATCACAGCCGGGATTATTACCGGAGATAACTTGAGTATTAATCTTGATTCGGGTGAGATTCTTTTTCAAAAGGGATCTATTAAATCTGTACCGGGCCGATGGAATAACGCCCTTGATATTGAAATTGAAGATGGAACATTTTCTCAGGCTGATTACCGAGGTAATGGTGTTCGATTTCAGGATGGCAGCATTTATATGACTAGAGATGTTCTCGATTGGAAGTCTGATAATAAGGGAGTTAAGGGTAAAGTTGATTACGGAACAGTCCGATATAGCAGCTCATTTCTTAATGATGTGCCCGGCATGATGATATATGGAAGTGAAGGTATCGTTGTCGGAACATCAAATTACACAATAATCAGTCCTTTTCAATATAGTTGGTCTATTAGTGGATCAGGAATGTCCGCTTGTCAGCAAGGTTTGGCGCTTGGTTCTTCGGAAAAAGTCGTCATCGGAAGTGGTCAGGAATATGTTGCAGGGGCCGCCATATATAAGCCAACAATAATGGTGGGAACAACCAATAGCTACACTGCACCCGGCGACTGGACTGCGGGAGGTTCTAATGATCCGGCGGGAAATGGAATAAGTTTACTAGCCAAATCCATTGTTCTTAATGTGGAAGACTCAGTTGGTGGTAACGAATTGGGTAACGTCAAGATGGGAGGTCTTGCACTAGCCTGTGATGGCCGTTCAGGGTATGTATTAAGTGCAACGACTTACGAGAGAACTTATTCCGGTAGTGCCAATATGATTATTACTGAAAATGGTGTTTATGGTCGGGTAACATCAGCCCGTAAGTATAAGCTGCTCGATCATGACGCAGAAACGGTAATCGATCATGCTAAACGCATCCTAGATATCAACCCTAAACAATGGTTCGATAAGGCCGAAGTTGAGACGATTTCTCAATCGTTAACCAATTCCACTGAGTCGCAATTAATGACTGATTATAAGTTTCAACAATATTACGGTTTTATCGCCGACGACTTTCACGCTGCTGGACTTGACGAAGTTGTCCAATTCAAGAACGGAGAAGTAGATAGCCTTGCGTATGACCGTATCCCTATGTATCACAATGTTATCCTTAAAGACCACGAAACAAGAATCGAAAAGTTAGAGCGCGAAAATAAAGAATTAAAACAGCAACTTGCTGCCATTTCTTAGGAGGATAAAACATGAAAATTACTTTAAAAAATGTTTATTTGGTGCCATCAATTAATCTGTTACAGAAGATGAGCTTGAAAGGTCAGGACACCTTGGCTCGTTCGAAGTTTGTAAAATTGCTCAAGAAATCTTTAGATGATTTGGCTGAAGCGGAGCAAGAATTGGTGAATGAGTACGGTGCCCGAAAAGATAACTCGCTGCCAGTTAGTGATGATAATCCTTTGATTACAAAACCAGATGGTAATGCAGAAATTCAGCCAAGCAAGAAATTAGAATTCAACAAGGTGCATGCCGATTTGCTGAGTCAAGAAGCTGAAATCCAAGGCGGTACTTATGTTAATCACATCGACGATATCAAACGAATTCTTAAAGAATACGGGGATAAAACAGAATTAAGTAATGCTGATGCTGAAGCCTATCTCGAATTGACAGAAGCATTCTCTAACGCAACTAAGGAGGATAAGTAATGAATGCTGATGAATTCTTCCGTAAGGGCAAACAAATGGTCACTGATTATGTTAATGATCATCTAGATAAAAGTGACGGTAAACAGATCACACCAGATAACGTTTACATTGTTTGGTCTAGCAAGACTCTCCAAAACAGTAAGGCATTGCTAAGCACGACTTTGCTTGACGGAATGTATTATGAGCTGACTTTTAACGGTGACAAAGACGAATTTTACCTAGACGCTTATAAGAAATTTGATAATAAAGCAATCAAAAATTGGGAGGAAAAATAAATGTTAATAACTAGCAAATCATTAAGCATTTCTGGCCAATCATCAATCAGTGGGCAACAGGTGATGAATTTCTCCGCTACTATTGACCAGAGTAACGGTCGTAGCAATATCACACAGGCCGTTTTAAACAAGGACTTGTACGATTCAAACAAGACCGAAGTTCGTAAAGACGCCGCGGACTTTACTGATTTAGTTTATGATCAAGAAGATAAGATGGCAGAAGCAGATAAAGCTGACACGGCCTCCTAGGTCGTTTAACTTTTTTAAAAAGGGGATGGTTAATTGGACTTAGAAAAGACCGTGACAGAGCACGGTAAGCAAATTGACGTGCACACTGAGCGTCTTAATGATGTCGAAAAGGACGTGCAAGAATTAAAGCAAGATTTGCGTGTCGGACTTGATCGTGTTGATCAGTCAAATCGATATTTGCGTGAACAGAACAACGTGATCTTGAAAGAGGTCATCACAAAAAATAAAACATCAGAACAACATGACTTCGCTCTTACCAAATTAGCCAAAGACAATCAGATCAAGATGTTTGGCATGATATTTGGTACAGGCGGGGTCATTGTTTTAATCATCAACTTACTGATGAAGTTATTCCACTAGGAGGAAAAATAATGAAAGATTTAGCACAGTTAGTATTATCAATTGCGGTAGCAGTGATTCCAGTTGTAGGAGTCTGGTTATCCCAGCAAATTATCAAGAACAAGAAGGCATTGGCATTCACGCAGGCACTAATTCCGTTGGCCGAATCAGCGGTGGTTGCTGCTGAAAAACTTGGCGTAACTCAAAAGCTGACCGGTGCCGCTAAAAAGGACAAGGCGGTCCGATTTGTTATTGATGGGCTAAAGTCACTTGGCTTTACCGATGCTGATAGAGCTACTATCTGCAACGCTGTAGAAAAGGCATTCGCAGAGTCTAAGGAACAAATTGAAGCAGTCTACAACACTCAGACTAAAAGTGGTTTCAATTTACAATCCCAAGTTGATAATCTTTCAAAGACTGTAGCCAATTCGCCTGCAGTTCATGCCACAGGTTACGACCGATAGGAGGAAGTTATGAAATTTAAAAAGAAATTAGTCTTGGCCGTCACATTAATTGTGGCGGCTGTTTTTATGGCTGTGCCTGCTAATTATGCGAGTGCGGCAAAAGGTGATCAGGGAGTTGACTGGTCTAAATACCAGGGTGCCAACGGCGTTTACGGTTACCAGCGTGATAAATTCGTAATTAGCCAAGTTGGCGGCTACTACAACGGTAGCTTTGTTGATCAATGGACTTACAAGACGCAAGTATCGTCGGCAATCGCTGCGGGTAAGCGAGCTCACACTTATATCTACAGTCGATTTACTGGACGTCAGCAAGCCGATCAGATGCTTAATTACTATTTGCCAAAGGTACAGACTCCTAAAGGCTCAATTGTCGCCTTAGACGTTGAGGATGGTTATCCAGATACAGACTCGGTTTTATATGCTTTAGGCCGAGTTAAAGCTGCTGGTTACACAGCAATGTTATATGGTTACAAGTCTTTCCTAACTTCGCATTTAAGCTTAAGCACAATTGCCAATCAGTACCCACTTTGGATGGCAGAATATCCTAACTATGCTGTAACACCGACACCTAATTACAATTACTTCCCGAGCTTCAATAATATTGGGATTTTCCAGTTTACATCGACTTATATTGCTGGCGGCCTCGATGGTAATATTGATTTAACTGGTATTACCGACAATGGATATGGCTCAAGTCATAAGACTGACACAGGTAAAGTTGTTGTTAAGCCGGATACTTCGACACCTGCAACTAATGCTGGCCAGGCGGCTAATAATACAGCCAAAGCTAACATCAAGGTTGGCGACACTGTTAAAGTAAATCTAACTACCAACCGTTGGGCTAATGGCGTTGGGATTCCTAGCTGGGTGCGTGGTAAGACCTATAAAGTGCAGCAGGTTAGTGGCAATAAAGTTTTACTTGCTGGTATCATGAGCTGGGCCAATAAATCTGACGTTGAACTGTTAAGTGTCGGCAATACAAGTACACCGGCGGTCAACTCTACCAATAGTTATACCGTGCAGTACGGCGACAGCTGGTGGGCGATTGCTAATAAGTTTGGCGTCAGTATGTATAACTTAGCTGCACGTAACGGCAAAACCATTAACGCAATGATTTATCCCGGACAACGTCTAACTATCGGCTCGACAACTGCCAACACCGCTCTAACTTACACGGTTAAGTACGGAGATAGTTGGTGGTTGATTGGATCTAAACTTGGTATTAGCATGTATACACTAGCTGCCAAAAATGGTAAAACCATTAACTCAATGATCCATCCTAATCAAATATTGATGTATTAAAATAAGCCTACTTCCTAAATTGGAGGTAGGCTTTTTTATTGGCTTAAATCGGTAGACTTACGAACTAAATTAAATATACATCCTAAACTTTTAAAGTTTTAGCAATATTTTAAAAGTTGGGTCCTGTTATATAGGAAGAAAATAGCCGCATTTTAATAAAATGTAATCTTAAAAAGTTAAAATATGGTACAAATACGGTACATGCCACGTCAATGAGCTGGCACTACTGAAATCTCACTATACTTGGTACGAGGAACAATAGAAAAACTAAAGTAAACTAATTAAGCTTATCCCACGTTTAGAGCGATTTCTAAACTTCGGGATAAGCTTTTTTTAGTTTAATCTTCAGTAGTTTTCATTAGAATTGTGGTACTTGTTGTAGTGCCTGATAGTTTGGGATCATCATTAAGTAATGATACTTAATTAGTGCTGATTCAGAGATTGTTCTTTAATCTGCACTGGCATTAAAAGTGGCGGCTGATATTAGCTGAACGTGGTTGCGAACAACTTTTAATTCAAGGTTGACATTTTGATGAGATTCTAATATATTAGAAGAATATGAGAATTTCTCTTGACCGATTTCATGCACGCTAACTAATGTGCGAATTTACGCTCTGAACGTTTTGAAAATATTACTGGGGGTGTCTAAATTAGACGCGAGTAAAAAGATTTTAATTATTGAAGATGAGAAAAACTTGGCCCGATTTTTGGACTTAGAATTATCTCATGAAGGTTATGACACCACGGTTGAGGGTAACGGCCGTGCTGGGTTAGATTTAGCACTGGGCCAAGACTGGGATGTTATCTTATTAGATTTAATGTTACCAGACTTGAACGGGTTCGAAGTTTGTCGACGCATTCGTAAAGAAAAGTCAACACCAATTATTATGGTGACGGCTAAGGACTCAGTTTTAGATCGCGTTGCTGGCTTGGATGATGGGGCTGATGACTATTTAGTTAAGCCATTTGCCATTGAAGAATTGCTTGCGCGGTTACGGGCTTTGATTCGGCGTTCTGACATGGAACGTCAGTCACGGGCAGCACATCAGAAGCAAATTGTTTTCCGTGATTTGATTATTGAACCACAAACGCGGACAGTTATCCGCGGTAGTGAGATCATTCAATTATCAAAGCGGGAATCTTCGTTACTTTTAATTTTGGTAGAGAATGCCAATACAGTTGTTCCGCGTGATGAATTATTGCGCCAAGTTTGGGGTTACAACGAGCAGGTTGCAACTAACGTCGTGGATGTGTACGTCCGTTATTTACGGAATAAAATTGACCGGCCTAACCGCCGAAGCTACATTCAAACTGTCCGTGGAACAGGTTATGTCATGCATTCTTAA